TCAAGTGGGTTGATGTTCTTCAGGGAGCTTATTCCAATTGGCGTTTGGTCTTGGAAAGTTCTAGTTTTAAGAAGATTTCTTCTATTATGAGTGTCTGTACTGCACTGGGTCTTATTCAACATTCTCGTGTCAACTTGACCAAAGATGGTCTTAAACAATTGAGTCGCTCTAATTTTCACATTCATATGGGGGCACTTGATATGATTGATGCTATTCTGGGTTCAGTTACACATTTTGTTGAGCGAGGATTCATGTTTTTCCGTACACGTGATTGGCGTGTGTTGTTTCTTGATAACAAGGAGACCCTCGACTTTGATGAGGAGTATCTTTCGTTAATTAAGATGCATGATTATGCTCTAACGGGTGATATTGAGTCAAAGTTTGGCATTACTGATGATAATTATGCGGATCGTTTAATTGCATTGTTAACTAAAGCTAAAGACGCTTACCAGAAATTACCTAACAGTTTTGAGAAGAAAGTATACTATGAACGTTTTTCTCGCCTACAGAAGATGGAAGTTGAATTCGAGATGCGGCGTTCTCATGGTGGCTTGCGTGAATCACCTTTGGGTATTTGTGTTTATGGACCATCTAGTGTTGGGAAAAGTACTGTTGTTAATATAGTTAACACCGCCTTGATGAAGTGTTTTGATCTTGGCGGGCAAGAACATGTCGTCACTTTGAACGAGATTGATAAATTCGAGTCCAATATGCGCTCGAATATTCGTTCAGTGATCTTGGATGATGTCGCGAACACTAAACCAGATTTCATCCAAAATAGTCCTTCAGAAAGGATTATTCGATATGTCAACAATATCATTCAGACTGCCAATATGGCAGAGGTGGATATGAAGGGTAAAGTTCAAATTCGCCCTAAAGTTGTTTTTGCCACTTCAAATGTTAAGGATCTTGGAGCTTCGATGTTTTCTAATGAACCTGTTTCCGTTATTCGTCGTATGGATTTGATTATTACGGTTAAGGTCCGTGATGAATTTCGTTTACAAGGCAAAGGCCAACAATCGCATATGCTTGATGTAACAAAGATTCCAAAGACTGATGATTTGGTACAGGACATTTGGCAATTTGATGTCGAGCGTTGTGTTGGCATTCCCGATGGTAAGGCTGGTTCTCGAAGGCCTGACCAGATTACCTATGTTGCCTACGAATTTGAGGGACGTGAGACTAAGAATATTGATATTTTCACTTTGATTCGTTTTGTTAACACTAAGTTTGCGGAACATCGGGCGAATCAGAAGAGACTTGTTAAAACTTCTAATTCGTTATTTGAAACGCTCGACATTTGTAAGATGTGTTATAACCTTGGAAAGGATTGTAAATGTATGGACAATCAAGCGCTGAGAGATATTATTCCTGATTGTATTGAACGTGCCCGCAATTTGCACGATGGTGGATTGCAATATATTTATTTTCAGCGTTTGCGTGCTTTTACCGCCTGGCAGTATTTTAGCCTTTTTCGTCAACGGCATCAGTTATTTGCGACTTTGCGTCTTCCATTTGTAAGTTTTGTTATTATGACAATTGTTGCATTGGTTGGTACATTGTCAAATTGGAGTTTGCCCTTATGGGTGATGTGGGTGTATTGTGCTATTGCTCTTTATGACCGTGTCTGTTGTGAATTTGAGGAAGTAATGCAAGTTGCAACTCGCCTGCCGAATTTATACCAGATTTTAAGAAATCAAGAACGATCGCGTTTGCAAAAATGCC